GCTAATATTTCATTATGCATTGCTGGGTCAACAGCGACCAATACATCAGGTATAAAATCTCTATACAACGCATTACAGCCATAAATTTTACCATGAGGCCTTAAATCTTCTAAGTTTATTTCTAGCCTTGATTCACCATTACCTAAACAAAAAAGATTATTCATCTCGCAATGCGGGCCATGATACAGGAAACAACTCTTTAGTTAGTCTATCTATTTCCCAACAGATATCCCTAGTCTCCTTTTGAGCATCATCTTTACATCTAAGATTACACACCCTAGAAAATGCATATAAACTACCACTCCAATACCATTCAGTCAATACGTTCTGAGGCAACACCATACGTGCCTGTTCGGGGCACACACCTGCTTGTAGCATAGTCTTATATGTATGCACGGCTAACTCACAAGCCTTGTGTACACGACTGCTGGTGCGCTCTGAGCGACTAAGCCAGTTCACATTTTCTTCTTCACTAGATCCTTGTTTTTTATCTTCTGCTCTTGCTCTCCAATCGTCTGGGACCCAATACTCTGGTTCATAATCAACATAACGGCGTGACACTTCATTCCACACCAAACCCACTTGATGTTTGACTAACTGACGAGCAACAAAAATTGGTGCCTCTACATGAAATGATAGTGTTGCGTGACCAAAAGGAGTCCAATGGCCATGTTTAGCGAGAAAGGTTATAAGTTTCTCATCACCTTTAGTAAGTTCCTCATGTTTCTTACCAAATGACACTCTTGCAGCATTCACTACAGAAAGGTCAGTTCCCATATTATCAACCAATGTTACACTCATTGTAAAGTTTCCACAATATGTCGCATTACTTTATATGGATCTGCATTAGCGGCTGGTCGTCTGTCTTCAAGATACCCATGCCAATTATTATTCACAGTAACAATAGGTATGCGTATACTAGCACCCCTATCAGAAACCCCATAGCTAAACTTTTTAATAGATTGTGTCTCATGTTTACCTGTCAACCTCTTTGCATTATCAGAACCATATTCTTTAATTGCCTTACTGTGTGTAAGTTTCAATCTCATACAAGTATTCATCATTAAATTTTCTGTTCCCTGATATCGCATTTCATCATTAGAAAAATTCGTATGCATGCCAGAACCATTCCAATCGCCTGTTTGGGGTTTAGGTCTAAAATCAATAGAAACTCCATGTCTCTCAGCAATACGTTGTAGGATGTAACGTGCCATCCACAAATCATCGCCTGCTCTGATGCCTTTACCTAGTACTTGAAACTCCCACTGACCCAATGCAACTTCAGCATTGGTACCCGTGATACCAATACCAGCATTCATACAAGCTTCGGTGTGTCGGTCAACAATTTCTCGACCTACTACATTACCTTCACCAACACCACAATAGTAATCACCCTGTGCTCTCGGTTTACCCTTCTCTGGCCAACCTAACGGACGACCATTTTGATACATAAAATATTCTTGCTCGAAACCAAACCACCATTCATCTGTCACTAAACCTTCACAATAAATTCTTGTGTTAGATGGATGATTGTCATGGTCGGCAGTTAATACCTCACACATAACATAAGTGCCTTCCAATCCAGGTCCAGTCTGTGTTGCATCTGCACGGATACGGTCAATAGTTTTATATTCTGCAACTGGATTAAGTATACAGTCCGACTTATCACCTGTTGCTTGTTCCGTAGATGATCCATCAAATGACCATACACCAGCATGATTATCAATCTTCACCTTACTTCTCAATGATGGTTCGGGTATATAACCATCTAGCCAAACATATTCAAATTTCTTCATTTCTTAAATCCACCTACACTTTTCCTAATAATGTCTTCTGACAATGTTTCTGGATAATATAACTCTAAAGCATCTACTTCTATTACACCTTCAAAGGAATGGAACTCACCAGGCTTTACTGTTGTCCAATCTCCTTCATGTAAATGAGTAGTATCCTTTAAGTCATAATCATTTTTATAAACATGAACATCAAGCTCACCAAAGATTACATAAAACAAATTCCACTTCCGCTGATGCATATGAGTAGAACAAAATCCACCCTTCCTTACATAAATTCTATGTAATTCTACAAACGGTGTTTGTAAGAGCAATTCAGTACTGCCCCATACTTTACCCGCTTTCATTAATCTTGGCTCAATTCTTCTTTTAGTTCTTCTACTCTTTCTTCCAACACACTAACCGCACCACGCAAATGGCCCGTACTAGTAGGCTGAAAACGCTCTTTTAGAATTTCTATTTCTTTCAATAGAGCAAACATATGGTTTACCAACTCGCGTCGGTGGCCACCATTCTTGTTTGTTTTCATTTCATATATCACCTTATATCACCTTAATATTTGGAGCGGGTAGACAGAATCGAACTGTCATCATCAGGTTGGAAACCTGAGGTAATACCACTATACGATACCCGCTAAGTTCCCACCTTCTTTACATATGACCAATGTTCTTCATTTGGCCAAAAATCATTATCCATATGATACCACTGCCAATCGCCATCAGCTGATTCTGCTAACCAACCTTGCATCGTATCGTATTGTATTATCTTTACAGCACGATGCTCTTCTGTAGCTTTATTATAAAGGACTACTTGTTGTCCTTTTTTATAATTCAACGGCTATCAGCTCCTTCTTCTCTAGCTCTGCCCAATTCACTTCGCCAATTTCTATTACGATGCTTTTTCTGGTTGTACTTCATAGATAATTCATTTGACAATTCTTGAAGTTTAGGTAAACAAACATCATTAGACCATTGCTGAAGTTCAGCATTATCATATTCAAGCCTGCGGATTTTTTCTTCTGCTTGCTCTAATTTATAAGATAAATGAGCAATACGTCTTTTTGCTTCATCAATGTAAGATTCTTTTTGTGTTGTATCATTCATATAGCAACTCCTTAACTTTACTAAATGTCATCTTCTTAAACTTGTCATTATCTATTGGTAAAAATGGCGCATATTTTCCTATTAACATACTTACTTCTGGCCAAACATAAGTCTCTTTAATATGTGTATCAAATTTTTTCCTATAGTGTAACATTTTTTCTAAAATCACCAAAGTTTCTAATGATATCTTTTTACCAAGATATGCTTTTACTAACTTAGGATGATTACCGTTGTCACAATGGAATAGGATATCAAAATTATTTACATTTGTCAAGAGTTTTTCTAAATCATTAGCAAAATTGTATTCTACACTTTGAACTATCTTTTTATGTTGAATCCAACTTCGTTGGTTAAAATCTCCTATCCATTTTTTACCGCGGATCAAATTGGCCACAAAATACTCTACTATTTGGTCATCAGATAATTTTCTGGTTAGTTTACCAAATTTGAATTTGTCTTTACGTTTCTCAAAGGCCTGTGGCGTTGCATTAGTTTTACCATTATATTTGAAATAATCGTATCCTTTACCACCAAAATGTAGTTGTAACGCTAAGTATTGGTGATATGCTTCGTAATCCGTCATTAGGCTCAAAACAAAGAACTCGATTTGGGTAGGTAATTTAAATCTTCAGCATTAGATTGTATTTTCTCCCGCATGCCTTTGTCTATCCATCTAGTGATTGTATGTGCTTCTAGGTTATTTTGTTCACAGTAATACATGATAGCCTCTAGATGGGTCATTCTTTTAGTCATCACCAATTCTTCAACAATAAGAGAAAATTTCTTAGGGGTTATTTTTTTTGTCATAATATAAAGCATACCACCTATCTCTGTTTCGGTGATATGGGGGGTGTGGTTATCTTCGCAGAGACCACTTTTTTTACTTTCATAAAAATTAAGTGGGACCTGTTTTAATAACAAGGTACAGGTCCCAAAACCCCGGAGAACATTACGCAGCTAGCGCATAATCCTCAAAATAGAAGTCATCATTGGCTTCTGTAGTTGTGGTTTTCCTCGGCTGAATTTTCTCATCGTCAATCGAAATCTATTCACCCCCGTGTTCGGGTTTGGGTTTAATAATCTGTACAGAGTTTGAGTAAGTGGTAACGCCATGGACGGAATATCCGCCCAGGCCCCACCTAACTCTACGCTCAGACCAGTTAATGGTGGAGGTGGGGGGATTCGCACCCCCGTCTTGTCCGGATACTGGTTCAGTGTCATCAGATTCCACATTCATTATTTATAATTAGAAGGTCACGTTCACTTTGAGCATCGTGCTGATGTCAGAGCGGTCGCCATCTTCATCCCAAGGTGCTGTTACAGACGGTGTAATTGTCAAACGGTCACCAAGGGCGATATCATAGCTAGCACCTAAACTGATGCCATCGTATTCCATCTCGTCAAGGTCAAATGCCGGCGTAGCCGTCATGTCAACCCCAAACATACTATATGCTGCTTCGACTTCAGTGGCCCATTCACCACCTTCCGTCCAAGTAACTGTTTCGGTAAGTCCCAAGCCAAACATATCAATCCCAGCAGACGCTGAAACACTGCTAGTTCCATCTTCTGCTGACCATGCAACTGACATAGGGATGCCATCGGAACCTTCGCTCTTCATAATAGAAAAAGCTCGTTCCACTTTGATGTCTGTGCCATCAACAACGTGTTCCAGCGTCCAATCGCCAGAGGTTGCTGACAGTTTAACATCAACGGTGTCAAAATCCCCAGCACTAACCGAGGTCGCTGCCATCAAAGCAGCTATGGGTACTAATTTTTTCATCATTTTACTTTTATCTCCTTTACTAGTTATGGTATCATAAAAATTACAGCAAGTCAACTTAGGACGTTAATGTCCTTAGGTCTAAAAATTTATAAAAATCTTCCATGTATTGTTCCAATGTTGGTAAATAATCTTTGGTCTTCTTTTCAAATATTTGAACTTGACCATCTTCAGCTACCATCATAATAACAATATCTTCAATACTTGTGCCTGTATGCTCTTCATACATTGATGCATAGGCAGTACATTGCACAAAGTAATCATCAATCCATTCTTCCTTTTTTGGTGTTGTAGTAGTTTTAAAATCTACTACTGCCAAAGTGTTCTTATACACACCAATAAAATCACAACGGCCAGCAACTTTATATTTTGGTGAATACATAGTCTGTTCTTGAAGTACTACCTCTTTAATCTTCTCATCAAGGTGGGACTTCATTTCACCAAACATACAGTATGCAAGAAAATTCTTTTCTTTGTGGTGGGTTATATCTTCCATACCATTTAAATAATCTTCACATATATTATGAAAGGCAGTACCACGGCGAGCAGCTTTACCGGCCACTATATTGGCTTGTTTTTCACCTATATTATTACGCCATCTTTGTAAGCCTTCTTTCTTTTCCGGACGACTGCCTAATACACTTGTAATAGAAGGATACTTATCCCCCGTGGGAGTTTCATACCACCTAATCCCCCCAATATTGTGCACCTTCAATTCAGGCATCATTTGTTCATTTATCATAATATACTCCTATTAATTTTGGTCTTTAAGTCCCACGTTATGTTTAGCAATTAAGTAAGACCTAACCAGACCACTGCGAATGATATCACCAATGTCAAATTCGACCACGGCAAAGTCATCCATTTCTTCCAATATAGTCTGAAAATTATGATAACCATCTCGGTCACCATTATGTTTTCGCAAATCGGTCTGTGCAGGATCTCCAGAAAAGTGTATTTTACTATCTTGACCAACACGGGTCATAATAGTATCTAATTCCTGAAACAATAAATTCTCTGACTCGTCAACAATAATAATGCTACGGTCAAATGTCTGACCTCGTAAAAACGAAGTGCTGTAAAATTCTAACGACCCTTGAGACTGTAACTTATCATATAGTTCAGCAAACGCCTGTTCTGATGGCATCTCAAATAGATACTTAATCAAAATGCGATATGGGTCTTGATACAAATTTGACTTCTCTTCCAATGTGCCGGGTAGAAACCCAATGTCTCTAGAAGGGAGAAGCGACCTGACTAGAATAACCTTTTCATAAGGCGAACCTTTATCTAATACTTCCTTAAAGGCCCAATATAACAAAATATATGTTTTGCCCGTACCTGCTGCGCCCGTCAAGAACATATTTTTGTTCTCTCCTAAAGCAACAAATGCTTTTTCTTGAGCAGGACCAACAGGCTCGATAGTTACTAGATTTTGGGCAGTAATATACATTTTTCGATGTTTACTCAAAAAGTAATCCTCCTATAATCTTGTATAGGAGTATTTATTTTATACGTCGATTGTAGAACCGGGGTTGTTGGATTTAATTCGTCTTAATACATCTTTCCAACCATCAGATGTACCATGACCACCACCATGACCAGAATGGTCTCTACCAGATATTATCCCACCTGAACCAGATGCTAAGACTTGGACAAAACCTTGTTCTTTCATGGCTTGATATTCCGACACCCTGACGAGGTAGTCCTCTACCTCGCCAGTTTCGGGATGTATTAATCGGTATGTAGGCATTTACATCATTTGCCATTGCCCATCGGGCATACGGCACGCCTTACCATAACCATTCTGTGATTGGCCACCAACAGTGATATTCTGTTGAAATTCACGGCAATATTGACCAGACTGTTCATATGTTTTGGTCACTCTAACACTACCTTGCTCACGTTGGTAAGCATCTGGATTTCTCCACCCATTAGTTACGCCTGTGGGTGTAGTTTCTAATGTTTGAGCAACTGTATTCACATGAGCCTGTTTACCCTGTTGTGATAACTTCTGGCCTATGAAGTCGCCAGCAAATCCACCAAGAACCATACCACCCAAAATAGCGGCTGTCTTATTCTTATGGCCTTTGCCTAATCCATAGCCCAAAGCACCACCGACCAAAGCACCTGCTACTTGAGCTGTCTGTTGCGTGGTTAAGGTACTTGAACACCCTAACAAACTAGTTGCTAGTGCGGCCGCGGCAATTGCGCTTGTTACTTTCTTCATTACTGTCTCCTATTTATTCAGTGTAAAAGAAATGGTCACCGATTATAGCTACCAGATTCATCTGGGAACTCCACCAAGGCTTAACATCAAATCGGTGATAATGTGTAGCCCCATTGGTAATATCTTTATGTTCTAAGGCAATAATATGTACCCAAGCACTTTTGATAAAACTTTCTCTTTCTATTGGGTTAGACAATAAAGGATGGTTTGATAATCCATCATTGACCCAACTAAACTGTTTGTCTTGATATACTACTTCACATACTGTATCTGGAAATCTAGTTGATTTAATACGATTTTGTACCACTTGTGCTACAGCAATCATACCTAAATCTGGCTCTCCTCTCGATTCGTGGTAAACATTTTGAGCACCACAGTAAATCTCTTGATTGGTTTCCAAATCGTTAATAGGTATACCCATAACTGACATAGTGGCAGTTACGATACTCATAGCTAAAGTAGGAATATCCATAACTTATTATCCAAACGCCGGGATATGTTGCCATAGTTTGTCATGGCTGTACCAATAGATATCACCATCATCGGCACTGACACCATTGGGGTAATACTCTGAATTGGTAAT